TTAGTAACTGCTGCTGTATCCGCACCTCCAACTACCTCAACGGTAGATAAAGACGAGGATGATGCATTATCCTACTTTGCGAAACTCGCAGAAGAATAATTCTAGAGGAGGTCAAACGACCTCCTTTTTTTATGGCAATGTTATATTAGTGTTCTCTGTTTGAATTACTTTAGAATTAATAAATTCTGATGACTCACGATAGGTCATAACTTCTCTAAAATCATTTACAAAATCTTGCAAATATCCTCTTCTTAAAATAAATATACTTCTTTTATCATCATTTAATCTTGTTTCATATTCAAAATTACTTATACCTACAACAGGATTAAGTGTTGCAGTAGGAGTTCCTGGTTTTGGTATTGTAAAATTACTATCAACAACTTTTCCTTTCGGTAAAATTAATCTACCACTACTATCTTTAACTTCGGTTGTTTCAAAAAATCTAACAGAATTTAAAGCATCACCATACTTATCAAGACAATAATTATATAAATCACGAGCATTTAACGGCCACTCATTTCTCACATTGTTTATACCTGCTACGATCAATACAACCCAATCAAACTGATCACTTCCATACAATTCCTGTGCAACGTTATCAGGTCTTGCTTCACCTGGAATTACATATTTTTCAAACAAAGTAAAATTATTTTGTAGATCATCCCTTAGTTTTGTTCTACGAAAAAGATTCTTTGCTTCAACATAATCAAATGATGATGTCTTTTCTTTTAAAAAAGATGGATATCTTATGTTTGGTAATTCTCTAAAGTAACTCATTAGTATCCTACTGCTTGTGTACCTGGTCTTTCATCATAATCAATATCGTAGATTGGTTGAGTCTCTTTGAATGATAAATCTAAGATCATAGAAACTGGTGTGCCATCCTCATAAGTTGAGTATATACCTTCACCCGTATATGAAACTGACATATCAGATAAGAAACATTGTTTGAAACGATTCAAGAACGGGTGATTTTTGTTTCCAGTTCGATATCTTAATTTAAATACATTCGGTGTTTTTAAGAAGAAATTACCAGAACCAAGTTGTCCACCTTCTGCCATAGGAGCCATATTTCTTTTGAACGCACGAATAATTAATTTACATTGTTCTGCTTCTTTCTCATTTCTTGGAGTCATTTTAAATTGAAATCTAAAATTACGAAGAGTCGGACCTCCAAATAACAATTCCATATTTGGATTGATAATTTCTCCATTACCTCTTGCTAGTAACGCATTTGGACTGACATTACCACCAAATGCTCCAACGATTCTAGATGCAAGGCTTTTTGTCATATAGTTATCTAATGCTGGAAAACTTCCAACACCATCTCTTACATCACCAACAATTGGTTTAAAGGTTTCCATAGCTTCATCACCTAGATTTTTAAAACTAAAATCTCCACTGAGGAGTTTACCAACTTGATCTGCTACAAGTCCAGACCCTTTTTCAACGGCTGATACACCTATTGCCTCTAAACCATTAATGGTATCTGAGTCATATTTGACTGAGTTGACATCTTTAAGATCTGAGGGAATTGGTAATAAAACTGTTCCATCATTGATGAGTGGTTTATTTGATAAATTTTGTGATAGTCTTCTCCCTGCACGATTAGTAAAATTATTTCCTGTCACATATCTTGAATTATCACCAGGCACTGATCTATAACTTTGTAGAGGAATATACTTCTGAATATCAATTTGTAGATAATCAGTTTCCTGTGTCATCATTTCGAGAGGATATCTTAATACTCCACCCTGTCTTCTATTACTATACTTTCCAAAAGTTCCTTTAGGAATACCTAGATGAGATCTATCTCTTTTTTCATCATCTTTTGCTTCTTCTTGAGTTGCTTTGTTTACTGCTAAATTACTACTACTAGTACCATCGAAAATAAAATTAGTTGAAGTGGATGGATCACCCTCATAAGTTCCTCTTCCAACCTCAAGACCAAATCTTCTTTGTAATTCCTCACTTGGTCCATCAGCGTTATTAATTCCTTCAGTGGTTGATGCATTTCTTTCTTCAAGAGTATTTTCACTTTCCAGATTATTTCTTGAACTTGAATTTCCTGACCCTGAATTTAAAAACTCACCATCTAAAAATTTACTTCCAAACTGATTATCCTCTAACCTTGCCATATATCTTTTTAGTTATTTATACGAAATTTTGCAAATGGTAAAGTATTTAGGTCTTTAAGTTCGTCATTTGTTGCACGATAAAGTCCTCCCACTACATCTGAGAAGGTATATTGACGAGATTGACCCCAGTGAAAGTTAATTCCTTTGAAACCCCAAGAGTAAACACTTGTCACGGCGACAAGTGGATGTTCATCATATCTAATATTAGGTGTTTTGGGTTTATATACAAACACATAGATATTTCCTGTTTCAGGAGCACCACCTTCGGACAAAACTCCTAAGACTTCTTGCATGATATCATCAGCAGATTCGATACCTGCTAATTCATCTACCAGTGGTGCAATACGACTCATTTTATTCCTAGTTCGTTTTCAGTCATTACCTTAAATTCCCACAAACGATCCTTACAAAACTCATCTGCTGCTTTCCACTTTGCTTGGTTCTTAGCGTATTCATAGACTTCTCTTAAATAATTCTTGGTCTGTCTTTTGGGTTTTTTTGGTTTTTGTGTTTGTTTATGTGGTTTCACTTCTATCAAGTATCTTTTTATCTTACCTGTATTCTCTTGAACCTTTATATAGAAGTCAGGAAAGTATCTGTGAACCTTATTATCAACAGGAGAACGGTATGGTAATGCTATCTCCTCACTTCCCCACTCAAGTATCTTATCATTCTTGTCACAATAAACCATAAATTTTCTCTCCCAAAGTGACCTATAAATGATGTTTGTAGGATCACCTTTGTACTTTCGAGGGTAGGATGGATAATATTTTCCTTTATATGACATAAATAGAAATAACAATCATACTTATTTAGAGTGGCAGAAACAACAATAAGACCATATAACCTGTCAGTTGCAAAGAATATTATTGGTCCTTTAGCACAGACTAATCATTTTCAAGTGACTTTTTCCTCTTTGAGACCTTCTGTTGAGTCATATTTAAGAGATTATGTAGGAGTTGGTGATATAAGAAATTTCCTTTCAAGAAGAGCAGGTATTCTTTGTGATTCAGCATCATTGCCTACAACTGCATATGCAACAGCAGAAGTAAGAGATAATTTTATGGGTATTCCTCAACAGTTTGCTCATACTAGAATCTATACTGATCTTGATTTTTCATTTTATGTTGATGAGGATTATACTTTACTAAAAATTTTTGAGGGTTGGATGGAATACATTTCAAGTGGTTCAGATGGAACTACACTTCAAGATGATCGTGCTTATTTCAGAAGAATGAGGTATCCAGATTCATATAAATGTGATACAATGTATATAAACAAGTTTGAAAAAAACTTTAAAAAGACTCTGAGATATAGATTTGTGAATGTATTTCCGAAAGCGATGTCAGCAATACCAGTTCAATACGGACCTGCCGATATTCTTAAAGTCTCTATTTCCTTCAACTTTGACCGCTATATAGTAAACGGTTAGAAAACCCCTATAAATAATTTTACTGAATTGAATATTCATTATGCCTTTACCAAAAGTTAATACCCCAACTTATGAGTTGGTGTTACCCTCTTCTGGAAGAAAAATTAAATATCGTCCGTTCCTTGTGAGGGAAGAAAAAATTCTAATCATGGCATTAGAAACTGAGGATGTCAAGCAAATTACAAATGCTGTCATCGAAATTTTAAATCATTGTATCTTAACAAGAGGGACAAAAATTGAAAAGATGTCAACTTTTGACATTGAATATTTGTTTTTGAATGTTAGGTCAAAATCTGTTGGTGAGACCATTGATGTGAACGTAACTTGTCCTGATGATAATAAAACATCAGTTCAAATGACAATTGATCTTGATACTATCAAAATTAAAAAAGATAAGACTCATAAGGACACTATTAAGATAGATGATAATTTATCAATGAAAATGAGATATCCTTCAATGGATCAATTTATTGAATCAAATTTTGATACTAGCACTCAGGGTGACGATATTAAAACAACTCTTGACATGATAATTTCATGTATTGATACAATTTATACTGAAGAAGAGAGTTGGAGTGGTGCGGATTCATCTAAAAAAGAACTTCAAGAGTTTATTGAACAGTTGAACAGTAAACAATTCAAGGCAATTGAAAACTTTTTTACCACTATGCCTAAGTTAAGTCATAAGATAAAGGTTAAAAATCCAAATACTGGAGTTGAATCAGAAGTGTTATTGGAGGGACTGGCAGCTTTTTTCAACTAGGTATGGCTCATACGAATCTGGAGTCATACTATAAAGTAAACTTTGCCCTGATTCAGCATCATAAATATTCATTAACAGAGATTGAAAATATGATTCCTTGGGAAAGAGAGATATATGTATCTCTACTCAAGGAGTACATTGAAGAAGAAAACTTAAAGGCACAGCAACGTGGAACCTGAAGTAACAAATCAACCTAAGATTAATAAGAATACTTTTAAGATCGGAAGTGGTGATCTACAACAACAGGTCGCCAATAACACCAAGAGAATTGCTGCTGTTAGTGTATTACTTAAAAGTAATCGTAGGGGTAATGCGAAACAACTTACACCAACAGTCTCCAATCTTCAAGAGACTTTAGCTGAGTCAAACTTAATTTTAGCAGATATTGCAATACAACTACAACAAGATTTTGATAGTCAGGAACTAAGAGAACAACGTTTACTTCAGAAAAGTAAAGAGGATAAATTAGAATTAAAGAGAACGAATAAAGAAAAAGATATTGAGTATCAGAAAACTGAAAAGAAAATAACTAAGACTACAAATAAAGTAAAAGGACCTCTTGATGCTGTATTTGGTTTCTTAAAAAATATTTTACTATTATTTGGTGGACTTGTTTTAGTTAAAACATTACTAGGAACTCAAGCAGGTAAAAATTTAATTAACAATATAACATCATCTGAAAAATTCCAACAAGCAAAAGCAACGTTAGATATTATCTTTGATAACTTAAAAAAAGGATTACAAGCTGTATTAGTGATCGGTGGAGTGATCTTAGGAATGAAACTCGTATCTACTCTCGCAACAATCTATGCAGTTGGTAAAGGATTTATAGCAATTATGGCAAACCCGATTGTCTTAGCAGGTCTTGGAATATTAATTGCAATGGGTATGCAGGGATTAGGAAAAAGTGAAAAACAAGTTATAGAAGATTTAGAAAATATGGGTGGTTTTTCTAAAGAGAACAGA